CATATACTTCTGAACCCGCTTTTAAAATAATACGTCCGGCGCTGTTTATCTCGTATCTAATATTTTCGGGTATTTCCAGGAGACAATTAGAGATTTGATTTTGGTTGAGCTTTGTCGTGATATCTGTTTGTTTCACCAGCTCTACCGGCTTATTAGGATATAAAGCCTCTACTACTCCACTTGTACCTCTTATAACTTTATCTATAAGAGCGCGAGGTCTTTCAACCCATTGAGTGCCGTCATATCTATAACTTTTATTTTCATCAGGATTATACCAACCGTCCGCTATTCTTGCGTTTAGCGGTTGTTCTGCTGATTCTGTGTAATTTTGACCCTCGTCAATCTCTCCGGTACTCGCTAACCATTGAAAAGCTGTTTGAGCGTCCCCGTTTGTTTTTTCTGTATCTGCAGATAATGTATATTCAATATTGTTTAGTGTTCCGTCTGCATTGCGACCATTCGGGATAAGAACCTTTAACCCCTGCTTTACGGTAACAACATTTGAGCCGGCTGTAAATGTTGCAACACCGTTAGGTGCCTCAAGTATACAGTTGCTTATCTGCGTCTTGTTTAGAAAGTGTTTCTCGCCCGTTGCGCTTAGGTTCGATAGGTCCGTGTTAGAGAAACCTGCAGCATTAACACTTAATAATTCCCAGTTGGTTCCGTCAATAAATGAAGGATTTGTTACAAAATTATTTGTATTATCTTCTATTAAACTTCTAACCTTACCATATACACCATTTTCATTGATATAATCTAGAATTGCGCCTTTGGGATAGCCATTGATTTTATTAGAAACCAATTGGTTAAAAGTAATTATACCTCCATTTTGTAAATATACTCGCTGGTCAGTTGAAAGATAAAACATTCCGTTACAATCCTGACCACGAGGAGGCAAGCCGCCCTCTTCTAGTGATTTCATTGTTATTTCAGGAAAGCCTTCAGCTATAGATGCCAGTTCCGTTCCGGTAGCATTTTCAGGTATTTCAAATTTTAACCCCTCATACGCAATTGGGGCGCTAATTGCTTTTGGTTGAATAATGTCTGTTGATTTCATAGTAAAATTCCTTATATGTAGCGTCCATCCCAAAACGGAGCTTGACCCCACGGTTGGAAACCTGTGTCGTAAAAACCAAATATCTTTTTTTGATCTAAAAGATAAATTTTATCTTCTACACCTGCAGGTGTAGGCAAAAATGTCCGCGAATAAATCAAGGCTAATTCTTCATCGGTAGGCTCAAAATTCAAAACATACACAACTGACATATCCAAATTGTCGCGCACAGTTGCTGCAAAGGACGTTGTTGTTGCGTGGGTTGAAAATATAAAGTTTAAATATTTATTTATCTCGGGGACTGTCCCATTTGAACGGATTAATTGCATTTTGCCTAAAATTAGACGCCGATATAACTCCGTTGACAACGTGGTTATCACTCCGTTTACATTGTAAGTACGTGACACCTGTAGGATATTTCCCCAAAGATTTAACCCCCAGTCCGTTGCCGTCTGTATGTTCAGAAAATCACTTACTATTGTTCCCCAAAAAGCATTCAAATTTTCTGAATACCATTCATTTTTAGAGAGTATTAAACTTTTGAGTTTCTCCGCATTATCATACTGCCAAATAATATTTTCTATTAAATTCGCATCAAAATTAAATACTTCGTGGATATCAAAATCAGCCATTTATGTTTACCGTTATGTTTTCTGACAATATAAGAGGCTTTTCGCTCGCGAAAAGATTTATAGGACTTTGCGCAAGCTCGCCGTCTGCATAAATTATTGAAACAACATCATTTGTTATAGGGTCGCCGGTTACGGTAATTCCGTATTCTGATAGTGTTACTGTAGTATTATTAAGGGTCCAGTTTGTGCCGTCAAAAATAAAACTGTATGTTCCATTTGCGCCCGCTTTTGTTCCAAAGACCGAAGTATCAACACTCGCCCACCGTATACCGCTGGTAATTGATTGTTTAAAAATACTTGCTACTGCGTGCGCTACTGGGGTTTTTAAACCTACTTGTACACCATTGATATTAATACCATTAATCTGTGAGTTTAAAACACTGGCAATAGTAAAAGGCGAAATTAATGCTCTGATTCCTAATTTTTCGAAATTTTGAGCGGCGTATTCCCCTTGGGCATAATTAATAAGCGTATTTTTAACTAAATCGCTTAAGTCCTCCGAAGAGTTATTCAAGTTCGTTAAATCAATTTTTAGAACGACCTCAACATCTGTCGGTATTTCATACATCACAGTATTTACAGTATTGTATGCAGGATCTATTACCGTTACAGTTGTATTTCCTGTCCAACCGCATCCGGCGGATTTAACTGTATATAATGCCTGCGCGACGTCCGCTGAATTACCACCGTCAACACAGACAAATACGCTATGACGTGGTATGATTACATCATCTAACTGTAAAGCTGTATCGTAAGGGTTCTCATATGCAAAAACATCATTTACACCTTCAACTTTATAACAAGCACTTGCGTAATTACCCAATAATGCTGTGCCATTAAATATAGCAGCTAAAATCCTTGCCTTATAGCTTGCATCACTTTCACGGTTAACACCTGGTGTAGCAACTGTAGTATTTGTAATGGTCTCCCAACCGTTTACGCCCGTTGTGGAACCGGCAACAATGGTTGTTAGTGTTCCTACAGCTAATACAACCGGTCCGGTTGTTGAACAAATAAATGTGCCGCTTGCTTCGCCATTATCTCCAATAACGATTTCGGATTCTGCCAGCCAAATCACGCCTTCTGCCGTCGCTGCCTGTGAATTAGCAGGAATTACAGTGTCAGGAATACCTGTCACCAATACCGGAACCCTTGAGGCGGTTGCTCCTTTTCGGGGAATATCAAAATTAGCACCCCAGGCATCCAATGCACTGCCGCTTGATAGACTAATATTGATTAAAATATTAGCCATTTGGGCATTGAAACGGAGAGTTGACATTCTTGCTTGTGTCTCCGCGTCAATCAATCGCCCCTGTGGTGTACTTTCTTCTAATGATAAATCCGCTCCCAACGCAGCACGGTACTCATTCTGAACCGTCGCTAAGACATCTGCGGTATCCGGAATAATAACCCCGTTTGTTCCTAAACTATAATTGCCCGTAAATGTTGTGTTACTAGCCATTTAAGCTCACCTTTCCATAGCTGGTTTGAATATCAACGGAATATACAAAAACTCCGTCTTCTATTCGTCCGTCAAAATTATCTACTCTCTGCGTTTCCTCTGTATCTTCTAATTCAGTTAAAAGTTGATTTTGAAACAAATCGGGGTATACAGGGCTTGAAAAAACAGTATTGAAGAAATCAATGCCTTTCTCGGTGTTATAAGGTAATTCGCCCCGATTTGTCTGTGACTTATTGACAAATATATCACCCATTGCCGATAAATCTTTTTTAATTGCTAAATTTCCGGTTTCATCCAGGAAGATATCATTGTTTTTATCAATACCGATTGTTTTCATTGCGGCTCTCCAGTTGTCCCACTGCCTGTTTGTACACCGGGATGAACATGTGTTTTAAGGCTGATTCCTGCTCCGTTAACATCCCCTGTCGCATCCACTTGACCATTTACCAGCAAATTACCATTAACTTTCGTTGTAGGGGCTGTGAGAGTTATCTCATTCGGTTTCATACTTATCTTTGTTGTACCGTCAATTGAGGTAAAAAGTAATGCGTCTGTATCCTCTTGCGCTATCTCAAAACCATTTACCTTATCAGGAATAAAAAATCCACTCTCATACTTGTGTTTACGGTAAGTATTCGGGGCAAACATCTGTAATAACCTTTTAAATACCGAAATATCCCTATCAGCTGAAACAATCCACCCAACATCACCTTTTTTAACCGGTAAACTTATAACAAATCCACCACCGCTAAGCATTAATACAGGCATATTCGGAATAGGTTGTCTCGGTAACTTCTCTCCCAGTGATGTTATTTCCTGTGCAAGTACTTGTACATTTGCGCGGTTGCTCCTTCTATCGTAAGACAGCACCTGCGCAGGCGTTACCTTTTCAAGTCTTTGCATTACCTGTTTTATAATGAACTCATACATCCCCGTCTGACTTCTTGCATCCGCCGGGTTATATGAAGGCATTGAAGGCATCTGGTTTGACATCTATGAAACTCCATAATTTTTCGCGTAGATTTCACAGTAAAACTGCTGTTCTCGGCTTGCAAAATCAAAATCTATTGTATAAATCTGATAATAACCATTCACCACCGGTAGTTTTTCGCTTACCAGCTGTATCCAATCACCACAGAATAACGAGGCATCAAGCAAACATTTTAGCTTAACTCCAAATTGGTCAGGTTCAGGAAGACCTATCAAGCCGGTTTGCGGTGAAATAAGTTTTGCACTCCGGTTTTCTCGTTTCGCTATCTTATCAACTACCTTTAAGACGCCGTTATCCTCAAACATTATGACGTCGTCAAGTTCGTTGTATTCCTTAATCATCTGTGCCTGTGAGCCGCAGAAATTAAACACATCCAGCGTTTTTTTGCTTGTAGCCTGCCATTCAAACGACAAACCTAAATTGTTAGCAATACTCTTGCCTGCTTCTTCCATTGAAACATTTTGTAAGCCATAACTTAATGGTATTCGATTCTGATAAAACAGACTTTTTGCCTCAATATTTAACCACGTATCGGGCATCCCATCCGGCAATGCCTTATAAATATCTCCCGTAAAAATACGACCCCAACCGCTATTCTCATAACCCGCATAAATATTTATTTTTTTACGCACAGAAGGATTAATATAAGGGCTGGTATAAGTAGTTAAATACTCTAATTGCGATTGTTTTAAGTTCGCAACAGAAAGTTTTGCCTCGGACAGAATACTTCCCATTTTACGGCTTACACGTCCTTTTATAGCTAGTCCGTCTAAACGTTTAAGCTCTCTGCGTCCGTTATCGTTTGTTTCAACTTCTATAAAACATACACGTTTGTTAAGCATTGACTAATTCATCCTGCGTTACAAAAAATAGATTACATGTTGTTCCGAAATTCTCGTAATTCGGATAATTGTTTTCCTCTGTTTCAAATATGAAGTTACCGCCTAAAATAGAAACCATATAAGGATAGGGAATAACCGGCTGATTTGGATAGCACATAAACGCTTCACCTATCTGCTCATTATTGACATAAACACTCATCAAAAGGACATCATCCACGCTCTGTAAAAGAACGTGGATGCTATTCTCTATCTCCTCTATTGTTACGTCAAACTCTTGATTTGCATAAGTGTTATTTAACTCTATTGCGTATATGGTCACGTTCTGTTACTCCGATATTAGCCATGTGGCTATTGAAAACTTTTAAAATTATGATATAATTCCTATTTGTAGGAAGTTTAGAAAGGTTTTTTATGCAATTAGGTAAAAAGTACAAAGGGCTAGATGGTAGTGTTACAGTATTTGATAATAGAGTTGAAATTTCTGATAAAAAATTGACTTCTCTAATAAATGATTACGGAACAAAAATCATTTTTTTAAGTCAAATGACGGCAATACAATTTGCGGAAGCTAAGATGTTATCTAATGGATGTATTCAATTTGTTTATCCCGGTAGTATGGAAAAAAGCCATGCGGGTGTCCTTTCACGTAGTACTGATGAAAATACTATTGTTTTCTCCAAAAATCAACAAGCAGATTTTGAAGAAATCCGAGATTACCTAATTAAAAAACTATAATTAGGAACGACCTATAACCGCATCCCATGCTCCAGCTACTAAACTTTTGTCATCTACTGGTTTTGCCTGTTTTTGACCGCTGTTTATACGAGAAGTATTAGACTTTCTTTTGGCTTTAGGTAATTTGGTATAAGTCGGAATAACCTCTTGTGCTTCTTTGAATCTTATAGTATATAAAGTTTTGTTGAAATGCTGTGCGGAAATTTTTGCCGGTTTACTTTCAATCACCATATTTTTAAGGATTTTATTCTCTGCACGTATTTGTAGTTTTGCACCGCTTAAAAATAAGTATTCTATAGATTTTAATGTCGCGGCATCGTCTATTGAAATATAAGCTGTTATACTCACACGATTGGGGGAATAAATAATATGGTCAACAATGACAGCACCACTTTCTAACGGATGCTCAAAAAGCTGCGCATTATCTTCCACTCCGACTTCTGTTACTTCTAAACCGTTGAGGACTTCTTTAAGCTCGTTGCCCTCTTCCTGCCAAACAACAAATTTACGCATATCTGTGCTTGAATTTGCTATTAGCAAAATCATATTTGTTGCTTGTATTAAAGTCGCACCGATTGTCATTGTTATCTGTTCCCGTTATCCATATCAGAAAGCGCCGCCACTTGGTTAGCTATCGCTTGTGCGTCACTTGCTTGAGTTTGGATTTTTACTTCGTGAATATTTACAGTATGAGTTGAACCGTTTGAGTTCGCAATATTTGTATTATTATGCGTTTCATTAATTGCTTGTGTTTGGTTATAGTTCGCAAGAGCGCCCGTAGGTACACCATTAAATTTACTACTTCCATATTTCTTCAATCGATTCTTAGCACCTTGAGCCATGGACCAAGTACGCCAACCAGCTAAAAGTCCTCTATCTGAACGTGAAATTGATATCTCTTGATTTGCAATACTGGCTGCTAATTCCGCATTCTCTTTTTTTAGTTGATATTCTCGGACTTTTTTTGCTTTTTCTAATGGTAAAGTTTTAACCGTATCAATTTTCAATGGATCTTCCTGAAAAGCTCTATTTTTATCAAAAAAACTTAAAAGATTATTCCATAATCGTTTAATTCTTTCAATCCATATAGCAAAGCCTGCCCGAATTTGTTCTAAATCATAACCCCATTTTTGCCATAAACGCCCAATTAGGCTATCACCACCACGGAGAAAAACAAAAAGGTCTTGCGCTGCTAAAAAAACTGCAGCTAGAATTAAAGAGAGTGCTAAAAGTTCTGGATTTGCTAATTTTAGAAGAATTAAAGCTCCTGATAATAAACGGATACCTGTAGTAAGAGCAAAAACGCCAGCCGTTATTCCAATAATAATTGCTCCAATTTTTGTAATATCTTCATGTTCAGCCAGCCAGTCGGTCACTCCCCTAATCGCGCGCGCTACGGTTGTGATAGCCGGCAATAAACCGCGCCAAATCGTTCCGAATACATTCTCCAATCCTAAACGGATATCACCCTGTATCTGCTGATATTCACGCATACGTGCAATATCTTCTTTGGTATACAATTTATACTTATTTGCTCTCTCAAGCTCTTTGCGATAGCCCTCAACGCCCTGCATCAACAGTCGGGTCGTTCCCTCGTCAATACCCAGTGTTTTAGCCAAATCCCATTTTGCCGCATCACTTTTTAATGTTTCCATTCGCCTTGCGACATTCTCAAGCATTTTTTCAGGGTCTGAAGAAATGGCAACACCATACTTAAAAGCGGCTTGTTCTAAGCCGCCCCCGCCTTGACCCATTCTTAATGACTGATACTGGCTGCGCAGGTTCTCAACCGTTCCTGCAGCACCCTCGGTAGTACCGCCATAACGTTTGGATGCATTACCCAAAGCCTGTAATTTTTCGGCAGCAATCCCGCTTTTTTGAGCAAGAAAGTCCAGTTGTTCCGCCTGTTCATAGAAATCAAGACTTTTCTTTACCGCAACACCTACAGCAGCCAACATCCCAAGCGTTTTTGTCAGATTACCAAAATTTTGCTTGAGTTTTACAAGCTGGTATTCACTCTTACCCTGCATCGTCTTGAGTTCATCACCGAACATTTTAACTTTGTCGTTCGCCTCTTGAAGTGCAACTTTTACAGCTCTTATGGCTTTTTCGTCTTTATTTTCTGCTTTTTCTAAGTCTGCAAGTTTTTTCTCTAACCTCGTAACCTCTTTTTCTGCTTTATCAAGCTCGCGCTCGGTATTTTTAAGATTAGTTTCAAACTCTTTTAAGCCCTCGGAACTAAAGCCGATTGCAAATAAATCCAGTAAATTAGCCATTATCTATTCTCCATTGAGGCTTTCGAAATTAAATACTCGTTATGCTTTGTGACTGCCTCTGCTTCATATATTAAAAGCGCATCCTCCAGTGTATAGACGGTTTTTAATTCGTAGAGGGTGGCACGCCCGCTTGCAACAATTTGTCCAATAAATCCGTCAATATTCCGGAAGTTTTCGATTCGACAAGGCAAACTCCCTTGTTCAAGAAATCCAAGAGCTTGCCGTCTGCGAAAAAATCGTAATTGTAATTAATACATTCGGTTTCTAACTTCACCAGTGTGTCAAAGTTTGGCACGTGATTATCAATCAATTCTTTACTGATTAATGCCACATTCGGACGCCCGTCACCGTAAACACGCTCGCAATATGAAAGCATTTTAAATGCCATATCTTCCGCTTGTGAAAAATTGCTTAACAAAGGCACCAAGCCGGTAGGAAGTTTAAATATAACCTCCTGCGCCACAGTACAAGGCATTTTGGAAATAACAAACTTATAGCCGTTAATTTCTACAACTTTAGGCTCTAAAAGCGTTGGATTTAAAGCCTTCATTGGCGCTGCAGCTGTTGCTGCCGGAACCGCGTCATTCGCTTTCATTTTCTCAAATTGATTTCTATTTATAAACATTTTCCCCTTCCTTTACATCGTTAGATTACATCCTCAAATACAAAGCCGTAAACTTTGGATTTAATTCTTCCGTCTAAGCCATACTGATTACCCACCGGTCCGTTTTTTACAGCTCCGTTTTTATAGGTCTTAATTACACCCGTTACAGGATTTGTTACCGTCATCGTTATTACATCCTTTTTAGGGAATCGGCTTACAGAACCACGGTTCGCCTGAAATAATTGTGCCATTAAACTCTCCTCAACAGTATTCGGTATTAGAGGCAAGTTAACCTCAATCCCGTTTACTGTGGACCATACAATCAAATGACCGTTTACGCCTGATGCATTGCCCGCTATCTCTTGGTTACCGGTAGGACCCACATCACCGTCTTCAGGAAACATTGTAAAAAGGATTCCTGCCGGGAAAGTACGCGATGCAACCAGACGCACCGCTACGCCTATTGATGAACTATCTTGCATTATCTGATACTCCTTAAATTAAAATATTTGAACCAACTACCTTGCGGATTACATCATTTTTAAGGTAGATTAATGTATAATTCGCAACATTAATCGTTGACTTGTCTCTCGCCTCGGTTGTTAAATCTATAACAAACCAATAACCGTTATTTTGTACATCCAACCAGCCATTCTCATCATCTGTTAATTGCGTAATGTACGCTTTTTGAGTATTAGTTAGATCTTTGCCTTTACTAAATACGTGGTTATTTAATGCTTCATCGCAGATATTTGATAAAATCCCGGTTATGATAGCACGACCGTCATCATCTGCTGATACAAAATCCAGCGCTAAAAAGCTATTTAACACATCTGTTGCAATGGCATCTTTCAACCACGCTTCATTATCGTAAATCGCTGTATCTGTACCGTCCGCGTTAAAGCCGTCTTGATAAAACGCCAAATTCCTACCGGATTTTTGTGTCTGACCGTTGTAGTTAATACACAAATTATCCAAAGTTTGATATAATGTTCCGTCATTATTACCTACCGCAACAGGCTGTTGAGGAAACTCCTGATACATATAGTTTTTAACCGCATTTACACTGTTATAATTTGTTGTGGCAGGTAAAATTGCACTCATCAACCATGCGGGATTTTCACCCTCTATACCGTAATTAATGTTATAATGGGCGGTCATACCCGTATATTTAGATGCTGTTTCAATACCTTCAGTATAATTAGATGCTCCCAAGTCAAATACAAAACGGTATTGATTATTTTGGGCATCAATCCAGCCGCCAACGGTATCCAGATTAGCAAACGCATCTGATGCACTCATAAAGCCAACAGTCAAGAAATTTGTTGAAATATCAATTGTTTTGTTTAAAACATCCGTAACCGTCTGTGCTGCGGTTCCTGTTGATAAAATTGGCGCCCCTGCTTTATCCCAGCCAAGTAGAGAACTTAAATCTGTTCCGGATGTGCCAGCTACAGCATAGTTAATTGAATTTTCGCCCGTTTCGCCGCCTGTTAAAATAAAGCTGTTATTAGCAGCCTGATATTCGACTGTTGCGCTTGTCCATAATGTGCCGCCATCTGTATTTGTCCTGATTGCGGTTTGAAGTGCGGTCGCCACATCCGCATACGATGTAATAGCAGATAAATCAACATTATTTATCGTAAATGCGGTGCCACCCAAATTAATAACCATTGAGCCGTCCGTGATTGCTTTTAATGTAGCAAGCGGGGTAAGCGCTTTAGTCGAATACATATAAGGTGCCAATGCTTCAAACGAATAACGCATAAATGATATTTTCTTCGCTTGCGTTGCCTTTTTAGAAATCCACCCAAAATATTCTGTTGCAAGTTTTGCCTCGCCGGATAACGCACCTGCAAAAGCCGATACATCTGCTGCACTTGTAAACTCATAGACTGTATTCGCTGCAAATAATGGGTTTGTTGTCAAAACGCGCAAAATTAATTCTTTTCTTGCGGCGCTGTCGGTATTCGCTACTGCCGATGTAATCGCAACGTATTTACTGATTGGAATTGACATTCTGTTTTCTCCTATATTTTATAAATTCCTTTTTCTTTGATTTTGGTTATTTCGCCGACTGTGTTGTTCCACGAGTTCGTGTATAAGAATGTACAGTCAAAATATGGCAAAAATTGAAAATTATCGCTGTCGTTCAAAAAGTTTTGGGGTGAAATATCACTTGCACGATACTGTGCATAGCCTAAATCCTTTAATAACTCAATCCCGGCTTCTGACTGCAGATAAGTTTTTACAAACTCTAAAATATCTAAGCCTGAATATGTACCAAGAGTATCCTGTACTAGTTCCCGCCTGCTCGCCGAGAACCTTATTGTAACCTCTTGTTTAACGCAATTCGTTGTTTCTCCGCCGGTTTCTGTTTCCTTTTTCCTGCGCCCCTGTGTGCCATACTGCCGTTGATTCGTTATAGAAATATACACGGACGGGCTTAAAACATTTATCTTGAAAATTTGGTTTAGTTGTCGGACATCCCAATCCTTTATTGAAAATGTATTAAGAGCCTCTTTAACCAGTGAAATAAAATCATTAAATATTTGGTTCTTCGTCTTGTATTTGATTATTGTCGCTTTCATTGCGCAATTCCTTTAACTCAACCATTAACACTCTTGTATAGCCGTTTGTCTCGTACCAGTTTTTGTTCTCCACAATCTCAAAGGTTCTATTCTCATAAACAATTCTATCGGGTTGGATTTCTTCCGCTAAACTTCGCATTAATTGGGGACAAAAAACGGTTTTATAATTCTTGTCTAAATCCAGCCCCAACTGCTCATAAAGCCTATTAGGAACTGCCTGAATGGAACCTGTATAGCTTACAGGTTCATCAAACTCCGGAACAGCCCGCCCCATATCGTCTATTCCGGTTCTAAGATACTTCAAATATTGAAATTTCTTATTACATCCCAATATGGCGGTCGCCGCCATAGCTGGAATTAATACGTTAAATGTCATTTTTTCGTCACCTTGCTTTGTACGGTACTAAACATAATCCCTGATGAATTGAGGGGCTTTGTACTGCTGTTTTTGGATTTGCTTGCGTATTCGTTATTACGGATTTCAATTGTTGCCTCTGACAGTGGCGGGTCCGTAGTGTTTTTAATTTCCTCTTGAATAATTCCCTGTAACCATTTTGCTAGTCTGCTTGTCGCCTGTTCCATAGTCTGACGTCCTTCAAAAACACGAAGTAATTCCTGTAAGAGAATTTGTTTACCTTCTTGCCCTTGAATACGTGCCTTTGCTTTGTCCATAAACGGACGGGGAGGGATTATAATATCACCTTTCGACTGGGATAAGTGAATACCTAAATAATGAAGATAATTACGCATTTTGTCAGTTACTGTAATTTGTGCACCATAATTCTGAACTGCTGCAATGCCCGCAACGGAGGTTCCGTCTTCATATTTGGTATTCTCAAACCAACCCGCTTGCACCTCGAAATCATCTAGACTACGGGTTATCTTATCCCACAAGGCTTTATTCTTTTTACGCATTATAGAACTCTTTCCATACTTCCCCCAACATACATAGGAACAGCGGTTAAACCTTCGAGAAGTGCAAGAAGTTCTAGCCCGTATGGGGTTAATGACAGCCAATAACTCCAGGCATCCTGATTAGGGATTTGAACATAACTGATGCTTACCTCGCCTACGCTGGCACTTGCCACCTGACCTGCGCCCCCAGAGCTGCCCTGACCGCTGCGGTTTTTATAACTCAATAAAGATAAATGAGCGGTCATTAAATAAATAGCCTGTTTACGATTATCATCACTTAACCGCCCACAATTATGAATTGTTATGCGGGTTTTAGCCTGACGAAAACATATAGGGCATATCGTTGAATATTCTTCGGTATTAAATTCGGGGTATTCCTGATAAAATTCCGCCAGGCTTACTATTACCACATCTGACATTTTTCTAATCCTTTTCGACTTTTGGCGCCTTTTTACCGGCTTTTCTAAAATCTTCCGGCGTTAGCTGGCGTGACTTGTCTTTCTCCATTTTTGGAGCCTCTTTTTCAATATTCGGGTTTGAATTACCGTAATATTTTAAATGACCCCGTTCCAGTAAACGTTGGAATGCTTTTTGGCTTTTTAAATACTCCAGCTCATCATTACTAACCTTTGTAATGACACCCTGCGGCACAATAAAATGTTTATTAGTTACATTAGCACCACCTTGAATGATGATATGCTTTACTGCTTCTTTAAAGTTGTTTTCTCTCTGTACATATACAGGAAAATCCTGTGAATTGGATAATGTTGATAAAATATAAGGCATTGCTCTTATTCCCCTTTCAATGCGTTTAAAATGTCTGCTTTTTTCATTGATGTAACCGCAATATTGTTATCGAGTACATATTTCCTTAACTCTGCATAGCTCATTTCATCGAAATTTGGTGCAGAATTGTTTTCACGCGATGTATGCTGCAAGAATATAAAACCTCTTCCAGCTGCCGCGCAAAAATGGTGGTTTTTAAACAAAATTTCACATTCTTTATCTGTAATTTTGTTTTCACCTTTTTTAACCAAAATGCCCGCAAAAATGTTGTCTTCTAGCTTTGAAAAAATTGTTTTCATTGTTTTCCTTTCGTCCCCGTTTCCCTACTAGAAAGCCTCGCAATTTGCGAGGCTCCTAGTTTATGAAAGGGGAATTTTAAATGCCGGAACGTCTAACTACGCCAACCGGTTGATTAACGATTACACCCGCTGTCGCTGATGCGTAATCCTCTACAATTACTTTTGCTTTTTTCTCTACACCAATGAGACGGAATACTTCCTGTACATATTGGTCAATAGTCTTATAGCCGTTAACTTCATCTGCAAACAGGTAGAAAATATTTTCACCACCGTTAGCACCATTAAGTTCAACTGCTGTCTCAAGACGTAAATTAGGATATGTTTCTTTTAACCAGGTTGAGACAGATTTTGTTCCCAGTTCATTCATTGTGTAAAGCCATTGGTTGGTGACCAATGAGATTACCATTGTGAAACTGTCTCTTGTTGGGTCAAATAAACCTGCAAGTTGGTTCTGTAATGCTGAAACTGCCTCGATAATATCACTTGTGATTTCGTTAAAAGTTTTCTTAGCCCATTCTGTATCACCGGCGGTAGTAGCCGCTACGGTCTGATATGCTGGTAAATTAGGGTCATTCAAAAAACCATAGGTCTTATTTTCGCCGCCTGCATAACCAAAGAAACCAACTTCATTGTGGGCGATAGCCAGGCTTAAGGTAGCAGCTTTTACTTTTTCATCGTGAGAATCAAAGCGCATTCTTGATGCTCTCATCGCTTCTAAATAACCAACTTCCAAGCCTTCTTCAAAGCGGATTACGTTTCTTGTTACATAACCAGGGTTCCAACTTGATAGCGGGATGTTTGCCGTATCAGTATAAGGACGTGCAGAACCGGTTCTTTCCATAATAGTTTGAACGATTTCTTCATCCTCAAATGTTCCGGCAATTGTACGACCTACAATATCATCAATCTTTCTCGCTGCTGTAGCAATCTCAATCGCTCTAGGCAGCCAGTGTTGGAAAAATTGAACCGGATTTGTAATAGTCGGAACAGTCTGCATTGCCACACTTGCATCCATACCATAATTCGATGCGCGGAAAGTCTGTGCAACATCAGGGAAAATCGCAGAGTCCATTGAAATGCCCAATGTCGCCAAATCACGTGCAGAAACGTTTTTATAGTTCTCAAATTTAAACCCGCGAACCTGATTAGGCGCTAAGGTTAAACGAACAGGTGTTTTTTCTTTTGCCATAATTTTTTATACTCCTTTTGTTCTTAATTAGTCACCTAACTGCAAAATAGCGACTTCGCCGCCGTTACCGCTTAATCTGATAAATTTTGCGTGTTGGATTAATACTGCTGTTGCCGGAACAGCCGCTGTGTTCACATAAGCATTGATTTTACCGGTTGTTTTGTCATAAGCTGCAACATAACCCGGTGCAAACGCGCCTTGCGGAACAACAAAAATATGCCCCATTGTACTCAAACCACCCTGTGTGCCGTTTGGAAGTTCCATTGTTGGCAGCAAGTTTTTAAAGTTTACATACATTTTAGGGTTTACCAATACACCGGCGAACTCACCTTCTCCGCCGACTTTAGCTGTGCCGGTTTCCGTTCCTTCTGTAAAAGCATGTGCAAACGTTGGATTGTAATTAATTTCAGCGGTACCACCGGCAAATGCTGTCGGGGTTACGTTCGCGGCTGAACTTGCCAACGCAATAGAATTGCCCGCAATTCCTGCTTCTTCTGCGGTCAAATTCAATGTACTACCTGATACTGCAGCTGTTACAAAAGTTAAAGGGGTTGTAGTTCCGGCATAATAATCGGTTCCCTCTACACCTTCACCATTAATTGTTTTTTCGAGGGATGCTAAAGTATTACTTAACGCGGCACCAATCGCAATATCATTTGCTTGTGCCATTGTCGTTTTAAAGCGATAAACAGTTGAACCAATTGTCACCGTGTCATTATCTGCAGGATTTGCCGCAAATGCTAAAGAACCTTTTGCAGCTATGCCGTCAATTGTATTGGACAGCAAAATATAACCCATTTCGCGGCGAGGTGAATCATCTGCATACTCACCCTCGATACCCGGGGCTAGAAAACGATTAATTTTAGTTTGTACCATTATTTTTCTCCTTTTATGTAACCTTGAATTACTTCACTGGCACCACATTCTGTTCTAAGCGCAGAATCAAGCGAAACGGTTACTTGTTTTGTTGCCTCTGCAGCTTTTAAATACCCCTCGAGCATTGATAACTCACCGCCTTGTGACGGTTTTAAATCTAATTTGTCGCAAGCGTATTTAGTAATTTGCTCGGTGGTCATTGAACTATATTTTGCATTCTCACCAATAACTGGTTTTAATCGGCTAATTAAATTGTCTCGATGTGCGAAATAACGGACAGCTTCATCCATTGAAACGCCATCTTTTTTCTTGTCCTCATCTCCCTTCGGTGCCGGATCTTCATCTTCACCACCAGCTTCTGAATTATTGTAAGCGTCCTCAAACATTTCCTTTAAGACATATTGGATATCTTCATTTGATAATCCCTTTTCTCTTAAATATCTGCCTACTTCTTCAATTTTTTGGCGTTTGTCGATATCCTCATCACCACAAGGTTTGTTAGGATCTTCATCTTCCCCGCCACGCTCGGAATTGTTGTAAGACATTGCTTCTAACTTCTTAGCAATAGTTTCAATTTTTTCTTCTTCGCCGCCCTCAAAATCTTCATTGGGCTTTGCTGCAATTGCCATTACTTCTCGAATTAATTCGCGTTTGTCTACATCCGCATCCATAGCAAATTTTTTCTTTGGACCTTTTTGTGTCATGTCATTCTCCTTGTTTTTTATAATTTCTGTCAGTGAATCAAAGGCTATTGAACAGTCCATAACCCTCACATCACTACCGCACCGCCCTTCATCTACAAGCGCGATGTGGTTAAAAATAATATCTCTCTGTATCGCATCGTAAGCCTCGCCGTTATATTCCCCCGGGGTTAAGTCATAACGGCAGCGATAGCCCATAGAAAGTTCTTTCTTACCGCTATCAATCGCATTTTTAATATTTTCAGTGAAAATTTTAAGGTCATTTGTAAGTAAAGGATGAGAGACTTCTACATTCGTGCCGGATGTACCCTCTACTCCAACCTCTTCCGCCGGTTTCATTCCTGGTTCGTTACCAATCATTGTATGATCATTAATTAGAGGTAAGAGTTTTAGACTTTCAAGCGTTTCAGGACGCGTCAATTCTTCTTCCGGTCGTAATACTTTATAAATCCTATCCGGTTCCAAGTCTGGACTTATCTGACGCCCTAAATATGGGAAAACCCCGATTTTAGTCATAGGATTATTCGGGATAAGCCAAAATTCATTCCTGTCAACTATTTTTTTATCCTGTGCATAACACGCTTTTAATGGTTTTGATTTCAACATTTTTAATCCTCAAAGTCTAAGACTGCACACATTACGCAACGGCAATATGGTAATTGACCGGGGAAGCCTTTCTCTCCGGTTTTAGGGTCGATTACAGGCGGGTCATCAATATCGTAAATGTTTCCGTCTAAAACGTATTTATGATATGCTCTGGGGTCACGTGAACCGCCTGAATGCAGCCATTTAAACTTTCTTATGTTATTGTCCTGAAAATTTCGTAAGTTAATTGTGTTGTAAGCCTTACGGGTTTGGTCTTGTGCAATTAATTGCGCTCTGCGCTCTGTCTTTGCCCCGTATTCGCGCAATTGTTTCCCAAGCCACCTAATACCCTCGCCGTTCTCGATAGAACGCGCCACAGCCCCTGTAATCTGTTTAAAATATTCCTGTGGGATAGACTTAATGAGTGACACATTCTCAAACAATAGCGCTTTCATTATCTCGGATTTTTCAGGGCTTATCGCTGAACCTGACAGCCCGAATCCCTTAGCCTTGTCACCTAGCATTTCTTTAAGCGCCTTAGTAAATTGCCAATTAGCATATCGGTTTGTTTTAGTTATTAAATTTTGTGAAAGCCGTTTTGCCTCGGCAGAATAAAGGTCGATATATTTTTTATTAAGCTCATTTAAGGCAATACGTGCCTGACTCGAAATACTCTCATCAAAAGTTATTTGCGGTGAAAGTTCCCGATAAATTTCGCTTAATTTCTCCCGGCATTCCTTTGTCATTTGTTTGGCGAGTTTTTCTAGTGCCTTAACATACCAATCCATTATCCCGGCATTAACATTTAAACGGCTCGAGGTTATCTGTCGTTTCATAAACTTTGCATACTAAAAAGGCGCCCTGTTATGGCACCTTATCAATTCATTTAAATTTATAGGAGAATTAAATCTCTATACCGTCTGCGATATCAAGTGACGCAAGAGTTATTACATCCGAATCGGTTTCGTTTTCTTCATTAATAAAATCAATTAACTTTTGCTTCTGTTCATCAGTTTGTAAATCAACCAGGCAACCTAAAATAAACTCTTTATCATCCCAGATATTGGTAAGAAGTTTAACTAATTCTTGCCCGGTTTCAGTACTAGATTTTTCTTTTATTAATGATTCGATATTCATTAAATCCCTCATTTTGGATTGTGTATTTAAAATTTCCAATATTTTTGGATATGAGTTTCTTTTTACGTTGTTCTTCTGTAAGATTTGTATTAAGTTCGTGCATTACTTGCGCATATTCATCCTTTGCAAGTTGAACCTCTTTACGTTCTCTACTCTTTATTTTATCACGTTTGGTAGATTTTTCAACTCCTGCAGAACCGCCCTCACCAAATTGTCCGTTTGCTTTGCGTGGGTGCTCGCTTTCGTTCCATTCGTCTAAACTAAAAGGGGATTGCGAGTTCTCGCCACCTCCAAAGATATCCTTAAACGGGTCAGATTCCCCCTCCATTTCTTCGGTTAAAGTGTTAAAGCCTGAATTAACATCCTCACGTAAACCCTTACGGACTTCGTCAGGAGAAACAACACCGGCTTGAACGTAGTTCATCTCTGTACGTGATTTAATTTCATTGATTTCCGCACGTTCTTTTTCTGTCGGCACATCAATTTCCTTAAAGGTACAATTGAAATCGTAATCTTTGCCCTCTATTGATTTCGCCAACAGTTTAAAATGAAGGTTCAATATCGGAATAAAATCAGCCGTTTGGATTGATAACTGTAGTTTTTTATAGTTATTATCCTCATAACTTCCGGTAGATTGCCAGCCCTTTGGTGATGTTTCAAGCAATCTTGCTGACGGTACCCCCGAAATTGCTGCCACAAGTTGATACTGCAGCATTGTAACCGCATCATAATCTGTCAACGATGTATCAAGCTGCCCTATACGCTGCTCTTTCTTAATCAAAAGCCAGCCCCAATTATTACGAAGCCAAGACATTATTTTTAATTCATTATTCATTTTGTCCTGGTCTGCTATATAGGCATTGAGGTTTCCCTCTACGTAGTTCAAACGTTTGGACATAGCCAACATCGGAGCTTCATTAGCTGTTTTCTCCGCTGCAAATACACGTTGATAAATTAATTGGGTTAATGGATAACCTCCCCAGTAATACGTAGGTTTCAATAAATCATCCACTATTCCATTAATACCGAACAGGCACCAGCTATAATGAATCAGCTGACCGTTTGGAAGTCTAAAGTAGGTGGGTTCATAATAACGCTTAGATGCCGGGTTAGTAGTTCCCTCTAAGTCTAGTACCGCTTGATACCACATAGGTTCAATGACACGCATGCCTTTGTAAGAATTAGGTTTTACAGCGTCAATATTGAATGGGAGCTTATAATCTACCCCCTCTACCACCGGGATACATAAAATTTGCCCGAATTGACGTTTTTTAATACCAAATTTCTTACAAATACTTTTGATATCAAAATCAGATTTGTAAGTTGTAAGGTCTTTTAATTTATTGATAACCTCATTGTCTGTTTTTGCCAGGTCTTCATCTGTCAGCGTGACTTCATATTCAATAGATGCGGCATCTTCAACAGCTGCGCTGCACGCTTTGTTTATGAGCCAGTTTTGAGATAATATAGCGCACGCTTGAAATCCAATAAAACATTCCTGCGCAAAATGTGTATAGATTATCTCTTGTCCTAAAAAATTTGGGCGGAAACTGTCCAATAAGGCTTGCGCTCCTGATGAGGTGCAGGCGCTATCAAATGCAACGTTTACAGAATTTCCCTCAAGATTTACCTGATGAACAACAAAATCTTTTGGCGTTTTTTGTACAGAGGCATTATATAGTGCCGTTAAATCTGCCTCGGGCAAAACCAAAGGCTTTGTTCTTTCTTCCCGTTTTGTCTGTGGTTTTTGCTCTTTTATCTCTTTTTTGAATAACTTTTTAAACATTAATAATCAAACTCATCCTCTAAGCTGTAACGAATAGCATCTATGGTGTGGTTATTTTTATCAGGGTATTTGCTTTTAGTAGTGCCATCTTTGTTCTGCTCGAGTGCATATTCCATAAACTCTCTTGCAGCATTGGGACATCGTTCCTGGTCGATGATAATTTTTTCAAGCCCTTTTAAACGCTTGATTCCATAACTGACAGAACCCGGACCCTTTCGAGCACCGCGTACAGACAACCCCGCATCTGCAAAGTCATCTACACTCTTAGGTTCTTCACTATCAGCAATCATTTCGCAGCGGACATTGTGTTTTTTCTTTACCAATTCGATCGCATCGTCGTTACTCAACCCAATACGATAAATCTCATCAAAAATATACAAGCGCTTGTATTTGCGGTCATAATGACATTTAATCCATACAAACGGATCTACTGAATAACCCCAGTCAATACCCTCACAGATATTGTCAAATCGTTTTATTTCTTCAATGGTAATTTTGCGTTCTTGAATATTTGTGAAAACATTCAAACCTGTTCCCACTTCTTCTGCAAGATATTCGTGACGATAAGCAAGGGCGTTGGTTTCCTTTAGATGTTCCGCCTCAATCAGGAACGGTTTTCCGAGCCATTCTGCAGGCACATTGAGATAGGTGGAATGGTTAACAAGTCTGGTATCAAGTCGCAATCTTGCTTCTTTATTTACCCAATTTGCTGGTTCCGGTGGAGGGTTATACGAATAAAATACAAGTGCCTCATCTCCGCCCCGGATTACAGACTGTTTAACCTTACGGACTTCTGCCATTCCGTCAAACTGGTTCAATTCTTCAAACCAAAGTATTTTTATATACCCAAAATCAGGTTTAATAGATTTCGAATTTTCCGGGTCATCTAAGCCCGCAAAATATATCATCTGCCCCGTAGGGGTGTATTCAATTTTTAACGGGCTTTTATAATACCGAAAACACGAGGATAAACCTAAGGCATTGATTGCCCATTTAATTTGGTTATATACCGATGTCTCAAGTTTATTCCCGATTTTACGGTAACAAACCGCATGAATATTTGGATCTTTTATAAGGTTATATACAATCTCAAGACTAATAAAACTTGATTTTGTAGAACCCCTACCCCCTTTCAACCAGTATTCATAATGTAAACCCTGTTTAATATCTCTATGAACATCGTAAAAATGGGGGATTATAAGTTCTTTTAATGATACTCCGTTCATAGCCTAACCTCATCGGGTCAAATATCATCAACAATTGTCACAGGATTTACTTTTACCTCTTGTTTTTCAACCGGTTTTTCGCCTTTTGTGTCACGAATAGTGGTATAGGCAAGTACATTACCTTTTTTTGCCTGTTTGATTAAAGCAGCTGTAATAGCCATTGCATTTGTTTCACCAGTGCTTTCATCTGTCATTTCAAGCGCCATTTCTAACAGTTCACGTAGTTTCTTTTTTTCGCGTCTTGCTTCACCTGATTTTATACCGCCTTTTTGCGCAATTTTCCTTTGTTCACTCTTAGTTCGTGTATTAATGGGTTTCAAATTTTCCGAGTTTGCCATAACTATTCCTTAATCTGCAAATTAATAAGTCCTAACTTTTGTTGTAAATCTGCGCAGATATCATCAAGTAATTTATTTTCTGCGCGGGTTTTTGGTTCAATTTTATCAATGTAGGCAATTGTACGTTCAATAAGGGCTTTTATTGCATCGAAATTCGCTTTATCGTTGTTGTCATATACATCCGGTGTTAAATCGTCTGCACCTCGGTTATAATCCTTAGATGGCAGCGGGATATATCCGGAACCAAGTAACAATGTTTCTTTTATTTCGTCCTGAAAATCGTTAAGCCCCTCATAGATTCTGTCAGCAAGTAAATGCTTTCCATAAAAAGCGTCACCGTGGCAAGTATAATGGATATCTTTTGCGAAATTAGCGATTGCCAAGATATAACATATAAGTTGATTTATGTTTTCCATAGATTTTCCCAAATAGAAAGCGCCCTCAAGAGAGAGCGCGAGCCGGCAGAGGCTGAAGGGCTTTAGCCCGAAACGCCGTTTAATGCCGGTCGAGCAAGAGAGCGCTATTAATAAGTCATAGAAAGGAAGTGTGGAAGAGCGAGGAGCTCTAACACTCTGAAAAAGATTTTTACATTTTAACTATAACCGATGTCAATAGTGAAAGGAAGTGTGAGGATGTGAGGCTTTTTTTGAATAAAATTGACAAAAAAAGAGGAGCTTTAAGCTCCTCGTAAGTTTTTATAGAAATTAAAATTTACTTTCTTGTATTTTCTTCAATTCTTATAAGAATAGGTAAGAATAAAAATAAGATAAATATACCTAAACTAATAAGAAACGCGATAAAAGACATATTACGGTCAGCCATATCTGCATTCTTTTTAGCTTCAACTGTTTGATATTCAGTATTATATTCTTGTAAATATTCATTGAAAACTTCACTAAACATATCATTACGGACATTGTTAAGCATTTTGTCAACATCTTCAACCTTTTTGTCTTTAATCGTTGTCCAATACTTCTTAAACTCTTTTATAAAAGACTCATAATATTTAACAAAATTATTCCAAAATGATTTTTGTTGATCTTCATCTAAGTTGGCAACAATATTTTTTACTTGAGAAGTTAAATTTGTAGAGATATTCTGTTTTTTGCAATATTCATCAATCGCTTTATCCATCTGATTAACTTTATTGTCAACTTTTTCTGTTGTAACTTCTGCTGGCTCTTCCAATCCCGCATCAATTAACATTTCGTTAAGTAAAGACTTCGCTTCGTAGTTATAGGTAATAGTATTACTATTAGTTTTGAGCGCTAAATAAGCAGTACGTCCAAAAAGACAAATAGTGGTTATTATCGCTAACACAAGTAATACGGAAAACAACATTTTTCCAACTTTAAAACAGAGATTTAAAAATTTGTCGTTAAAATTCATTAGTTATTCTCCTTATTCATTGCAACAATTTCTTTCAGTAAATCTCTAATATCAATGAACAGATATAAAAGATAGGATAAGGCAATAAATAAAACTAATCCTATAATTAAAATACCAATTCCTAACCATACATTTGAGAAAAGACAAATAATACCTGCCAAAACAATGCCAATAAGAATAATCCAAGAACAAAAGTCAATTAAGCCTCTGCCCCAATTAACAATAAAATTTTTCATCTTAATTCCTTTCTAAACTTCCTACTAAATCTTAATTCAACTATTTTATCTGAAATACAAAAAGAAATCAATATCCATGTGGCTAATATTGAGTCTTAAATCCTGCAGAATAAAAGTGAAGCTGTTCGGGTTTTATTGTAAACGTACGCATATTAACCCCTTTTTTGTAAGCGGCTTTGCGTAAGCGTTTTAAATACTTAATATCTTTATCGCCTCTTTCCATAATAAGTACACAAGCGGGCTGCTTACCGGTCATTCTTCCATAATAAATTGCTTGCCCGACACATTCAGCCCATTTGTTGGCAAAATCAAACTCTACAGCCATATTAGGCAACAGGCAATCAACGCGAGTTTTGTCAGGCAAAACGTATTCTTTTAGCCCACCGCGCTTATCACACCAAAAAGCTTGATACTCCGCCTCAGAATGAAGCCGTTTTGCTGCTGCCGGCAATATGGTCAAAGAAATGATAAATAACAATAAAATCTTTTTCATTACCCCAGTATAGCAGAATTACGATAAAATGCATTAACCATGTGGCTAATAAGGTTATTAAGAACGTGTAATAAAGTAGTTAAAACCCTTGCAAGGCATGGGGTTTCATGATAATGTAGATGCGATAATTGAATACTTTAACCACCCACGCACACACCGTAAGAATAAGTAGAGATATGTAAAAGGCGTGAGGAGGTGAGGGATATGAGAGACGTCACTCTACTATGTGCGGTCTTGACTATAGCGTACATAGTATCGAAGTTGCATTAAACTTCACAAGAGGGGAAACTGTTACCAGCAGCGACCCTTCTTTTTTAGTATACGCTTTCACGCATAAAAATCAATAACCCTTTTGTCCAATCTTCCTTCTCGTCATACTTCCTAATTATCTGCAACCGCATGATATCATGGACTTTGCGGATTGTAAAGTTTTAAAAATTAATCTTTATACTTGTTTACAATTAGTCGTGGAATAGCTCCATAGACTTAATCATTCTTCCGATAATTTTAAAATCAAGTTCTTTAAGTTCTTTAACTGTACGTATAGAGGAACCATATTTGCTATTCCAATGTGAAAATTCTATGTTTCCATCTACACGTTGACGCAGAATATTAACAAAAAGATTAGTTTCGCCCTGTGTTGTAAATGCATAAATACCGCTGCGTCTTACGTCAGTGCTGGAGATATCAATTATAAGCATATCGCCGTTAAAAATAGGATCATCCCCACCGTTCATATTATCTCCCGGCATTGAAAGAGTTCGCAAATCTCTCTCATTTTTGTGCCACTTGTTGTGTACAAGTTCTCTATCCAACCAAATACTGGTGACTTCGGGGGTTTTGATGATATTTGTCAGCTTAGGGTTATCATAATACACAATTTCTACCGCATCAGGAACACAGGAATTGACTTGTGGATTAGACAAGGCATACATACCGAACAAATCTTTTTTAAAATAGTTCTGTAAAGTAAGAAGTTCTGAAACCTTGAGTTCGCTTTCAGAATTAACCCGTTTACTGATAGCGCCCGGTGTAACTTCGAGTGCGACAGCCATATCTGCCTGCGAAATATCTAATATTTTAAGAGCGTCTAAAATGAGCATATCTCAAGCCTTTCTACTTTTCCTCAATATTGTAAACCAAATGTATTGACAAAAATTGACGTTTACGATAGTTTGTTTACACAAACTCAACATAATTGAAACAAGTTCAATAGATTTTAAGAAAATTATATAACGAAGAGAAATATTTGTCTAGCATAAACCGAAAATTAGTGAAGAGTAGTAAACAGAAAGGGAGCATTGCTCAACTTAAGAAAAGGGTTAAATATGGAAGAGAAATTGGTCATTAAATTACGGGACAAAGAACTAATCAATAAAGTAGACATTATGCGCGATACCGGGTTAAATGTTGCAGAGTTAATAAGAGAATTTTTGCAAAACTACGAATTGCCTATATCTTAGTGCGGAATAAGCCTACAATCTTTCCGAGAATTTCAAAATTATTCTCTTTAGGCGTAATAACTCTATTTTCAAACTGTTTATTTTCAGACATTATAAGAACCTGGTCTATATTTTTAGCTAAACGTTTTACAAAAAGTTCTCCATTATAGCGGAAGACATAAACATCATCGTCAATAATCTGTTCTCCCTCGTACTTTTGTACAATAAGACAATCGTCATTCTTAATAAGAGGTGCCATAGAAGAGCCTCGGGCGTTTATAACCGAATATTTTCGCGCAGCTGAATAATTATGTATTAAACTTTTTGTAACTTCTATTTTTTCCGGCGTTTCGCAAAAAACTATAGAGCCATTACCGCAAGAACCAAAGACGTCAGGGTAATAATCTAGTTTTATGCAATTATCAACACCACGTAAATCAATTGTAAAATGATCTTCTAAAAGTTCTATTTCTTCATCTGAAAATTCGCTATCACGTTTCATACGGCTATAAATAGCCTGTTCGTCACCCATTTTTAAAATCTTTGCCAATAGCTTTGCTGTAGGCATTTTACCCAAATTCTCTATCAATTTTTCTTTTAAAATCTTGGCTTTCATATTATCCTCGCTTGGTTCTTTTTGGACTAAATTAAGAATAAAAATACTTGACATTTAGTTCAAAATGCACTATAATAATTTTGTCGATAGGAAATAATCCACAAAATTAATACAATAATTTAGTAGTTTAGTTCAAACCGACAAGAAATTCAAGGTAAATAGTATTCCGGCTGGTCGCACCAGTGAAAAAAGCGAATAGAGAAAGCGGAAGAAATTCACCTATAACAAGGCAAAAGGGTAAATAAAACAGTTCACAAAAGACAGGTTGCAAAACTTAACAACCGGTCTAAGTGAAGCCGTCAAAATCGGTCTAATTTTGCTGTGGAAAATTTAAGCTAGAGAGCACATTGACAATTTAATCATAAACGAAATGGAATAGACTTTCACAAGTCTGTGCGGACTGCTGATTTATCTTGCAGCGCACAAAAATACAAGTCAAACGATACTGCCTGACCCAGGTGAGCAGGCGACAACAAAGGAAGTGTTAGGACGTGAGAATGAGAGCTGCGCTCTACCGCTCAAGCAACAAAAACTTTACTCGGCACCGTCAGTATTACAAAACAATTTTCTTCTACACCGGTGCCGCGATAAGGTTTTTACGAAAGGAGAATGTATGACACCACAAACTTACACGCCATTTGAGGCTGAAAAATGGGCAAACAAATTAAACGCTATGTTATCAAGAGGGATTATAGCACAATGCACTAATACGAATTATACCGGAGAAATTAAAGAACTAGGTGATTCAGTTATTTGCAAAGACGAATCACGTCTTGTAGTGGACCGGAAAAAGTTTTTTGCGTTTAAAATAAACAATATGGCAGAAGTACAAGCTAGTGAATCAATTATGGAAGCGCATTTGGAAAACGCAAGAAGAGCAATCAAAGACGTGCAAGAACAACATCTCTGCAGCCTACACAACCTAGTATCTGCAGGCAATACGGTTGGAACCGATACAGAACCTATTCAACTCAACAAAAAAACGCTATACAAGTATTTTGTTGAACTTGCACTCAAATTATTAAAATCAAACAACGAAGATAGCCACCAACGACCTTGGGTTATTATCAATCCGCTTATCGAATCATACTTATTACAAACTACTGAATTTATCGGGGAACACAACATTGCAGATGCTGCACTACGCGAGGGAGCAATCGGCAGAATCGCAGGTATGGACGTTCTTGTAACATCTAACTTGACCGATACCGAAGACCTCAAATACTACATCTTAGCCGGAACTAACGAAGCTATTACATTTGCATCACAACTCGCTAAAATCGAAACTTTACGTGATAAAGATTCATTCTCTGATTTAGTAAGAGGGTTATACCTCTATAGTGCTAAAACAGTTAAACCTGAATCATTAGCAAAAATGGTTGTAAGAATTTAAGTTTTTATCCAGGTGTACGAAAAAATCGTACACCTGATATAAGAACTTAAATGAGGAGAAAGAAAAATGGATTTTGTAACACATACTTGTAAAAAATGCGGATGTGCATTTGTAGCTGAAGATTATACGAATTGTCAGGATATCCCGCCACATTGGCGTTTGTGTCCTGAATGTGCTAGAAAAGCAGGTATAGACTACGACAAACAAAGACCTTGGAATAGTTATTCTGAAGCAAAGAAAAATAGAATTGAAAAACAAATTGAAAGATTAAAGGAATTTCAGTTTAAAGGCAAAACAAAACATTAAAAATTTGTGCAATAGCTTTTCGATTTAAGGCGGGTTAAATCTATTTCATGATGTCCTTATCATTTCAAATAATTTAACACGATTTTAATATAAACCCTAAAAGACCAATCGATTTCTCTAGCGGCAACTAAATCCTTTCTGAATAGTATGCAATGCCGCTTTTTCTTAAGTTTTACTCTTCACCCGGGGGCATATACAAACTAATGAGAAAATTCCAAAATAATACCCCGCCCCCGTTTCCTTATAGGAGAATTAATTATGAATAACGAAAACACTATCGGCGAATTTATCGCCGGAATGATTTTATGTACTTTTTGCCTGGCGCTTATTGCTTATGGCTATCAACATTACTGGATGGTGTAACGATGGATGATGATTTTTTACAAAATTTCTGTGTGTGCCGCGCAGAATTTGAAAATGATACCTTAATTTGGAACGACGAGTACCAAGCGTACGAAACCGTACAAGACGCAAAACTTCGCGAAAGAATGATTATGGAAGATTTAGAGGATTTCAATATCCCGTATTAAAAATATGAAAGGAAAGAAAATGACAGAAACACAGTTAGTAACAACAAACGATGCAACTTTATCCGTGTTCAGCGGTGAAGAAAATTTCAACAATGCTATGAAAATGGCTGAACAACTTGCTAAAAGCGATATGATTCCAACAGTTTACAAAGGCAAACCGGAAAACTGTATCATCGCTTTAGAACTTAGTAATCGACTGAAATTATCTCCATTCCTTGTAATGCAAAATATGTACATTGTTCAGGGTAAGCCAAGCTGGTCAAGTTCATTCATTATCTCCTGCATAAACGCAAGCGGACGCTTTAACGGCGGATTAAAATTTGAAATGGACGCAAATAGAACCAAATGCCGAGCATACGCTGTTGAAAAAACAACGGGCGACAAATTAGTCGGACCATTAATTACAATGGAAATGGCACAGCACGAGGGGTGGCTAGGCAAAAGCGGTTCTAAATGGAAAACAATGCCGGAATTAATGTTAAGATACCGTGCAGCAGCATTCTTCGGACGCCTTTATTGCCCGGAAATTATGAACGGTATGCTTACCGACGACGAAGCTGCTGACATAAAACCTATTGAAGAAAACGAAATTGTAGATGTTTTTGCAGAAGATGTTGAAGAAACAAAGGAAGTAAAAGATGAAACAACAAACGAAGTTGAACAACAACAATTATTACACGCCGGAGAGTAACAAAAAGTATTTAAGCGTTTCCCAGTACAAAGACTTTTTTGGCACGCTGGGGCGCAAAGGCTGTGAAGCCAAAGCGCTTGCAAAACTCAACGGACAATACAAAGAAGAGCCTTCCACTGCGATGTTGGTAGGCTCTTATATTGACAGCTACGTTGAGGGTACGCTTGAATCTTTCAAAGAAAATAATCCTGATATCTTCAAAAAAGACGGTTCTCTTAAATCGGACTACATTCAAGCCGAAAGCATTATATCAAGAATCGAAAAAGACCGTAAATTTATGCAATATCTTTCAGGAGAAAAACAAACCATTATGACCGCAGAAATCTTTGGCGTTGAATGGAAAATCAAAATGGATAGTTACATTAAACACAAAGCTATCGTTGACCTGAAAATCGTCAAAGATATTTATGAGACGTTTTACGTCCCTGGCTTCGGCCGCAAGCTGAATTTTATTGAGAATTATGGCTATGATTTTCAACTTGCGATTTATCAAAAAGTAGTTGAGCTTAACACGGGCAAACAACTGCCTTGTTTTATTGCTGTAGCAGACAAAACCAAAACGACCGCTATTGAGTTAATCCAAATCACTCAATCAGAACTTGATAGCGCGTTGGTTGGTGTTGAAAGCGGCGTTGAACGTATAAAACTATTAAAAGCTGGTGAAATCGAACCTGATAGATGTGGACGCTGCGATTTCTGCAAAGAAACAAAGGTAATCACAAAACCTATTTTGATGTCCGCATTACTGGAGGCAGCTTAGAATAACGAGGTAGGACAATGGAGCAGCAAGGATTTATCTTAATTCATCGAACTCTTTTTGAAAATCCATTGTTAAATACAAAACCGTTTTGTAAAGGTTATGCTTGGGTCGTTCTGATAGGATTAGCCAATCATAAGGCAGGATATATAAAAGTCAAAAACGGCACGTTAGTTAAAGTACAACGTGGTGAATGTGGATATTCCGAAAAAGCCCTTGCAGACCTGTTCGGATGGTCGCGTGGTAAATTAAGGCGATTTTTGGAACAACTAAAAAACGAAAAAATGATACAACAAAAAATTGTTGAAAACCACAGTATAATCAAGATTTTAAATTATATCCCCTACCAAACGATACAACAAAATAAAAAACAAAAGCACTCAAATCCAGTAAAAAGGTTTGAAAATAGCAAACAAAATAATTCAGACAGGGCAAGGGAAACAGTCTATTTTTTTGACCCAAACGAACAACAAACGGTACAACAAAAAATGGAAAAACAATACAGCAAAAAAGTAGACGCAAATCCTGATTATATCTATATTTCAAAATCTGAACTTGAAAAAATGATACAACAAAAAATGGAAAAACGGACACAAACAAATAAAGAGAGAGATATTAATAAATTAATATCTCTCTCTATAGAGGAGAGAGAAATTTTAAAAAACTATCTTCTTGAACTAAACAAAAACCGAAAAAATAAAATTGATGACATCGATGCTTATATCCGAAAGCTCATTGACAATGGTGACTGCTTAACGAAATTGGAAAAAGCAAAGAAAAGACTTGAACGGAAAAAGGCAAAGGAAAGTATTCCGCCGCCCGAAAAAAACGAAGATAAGGCGCTAGTAGACGCGGCAATGAAAAAGGCGCGCGCGCAGGTTATCAAAGGTCTACAAAAAGCAAATAAAGGAGAGAAAAATGGCTAAAAAAGCAAAAAAAGAAAAACAAGAAAACACTACTAAAGTGAAAGGGATGTTTATCACTCGTATTCAAATTAAAGAGGGAAGAGGGATTATCACTTACAGTAACGATACTGATGTAGCATTAAACGCAGGAACTTTCACCGGTAAAGACGAATGCACCGAAGAATTTAAAAATCTTTTCCAAAACACAAAAGAAATTTTCGGTGAAATTATTCCAACATTAAGAAGAGATATCAATAACATCAAAATGAACGCAATCAATTTTTATTACGATAAAAGCGGTTTTCTTGAAAAAGTTTTGTTTAGTGTTGTCTATACATTCACAAAGCAAAATAACGTGATTAACATTTCGACCGGTCAAATCCCGATATACAAAGAGAATATGTCAGACACAACACTTGCGGTATCCGGTCAGCACGAAGATTTACTTCACGATGTAATCGAAAAAGCAAAAGCCTACATCAACGGCGAAACAAGAACAAAACAAATGACCCTAATTGTTGACAATACACAGAATTAAGAGAGAGAACGGAATAGATGATAAAGTTTACAATCCCCGTCAGACCGGCGACTAAGAAGAATAGCGGACAAATAGTAATGCGGGGTAAATACCCCGTGTTACTACCCTCAAAACAATATCTTGCGTTTGAAAAAGAATGCCTCCCGTTTCTTAATCACGTCAAAGCGCAAGAGGGGATTATAAACTATCCGGTCAACCTTGAATGCCTGTTTTATATGGAAACGCGCAGGCGCGTTGACCTTGCAAATCTCTTAAACGCTATTGACGATGCCGCGGTTAAATCAGGATTACTCCTTGACGATAACCGCGACATTATAGCCGGTCACGATGGAAGCCGTGTTTTTCACGACAAAACTAACCCTAGAATTGAAATAACAATTTCTGAAATGACTGATTACTCTCAATGGAATGATACTACTACCCAACAACAAACTTTACTATAAAGGAAACAACAAATGGAAAATATAAAACCAAAAAAGAGAAGAAAGAAAACCGAATTAAACGCACGAGATTTTATTATCATTGAATGTATTGCTGCAGGCTATACAGATAAAGAAACTGCCATTGTACTAAATCTTTCGCTTCCACGTACATCATTTCTAATAAGCGAGATTTTGCGAACTACCGGCGCTGTCAATCGTCCGCAACTTGTGACCTGGGCATTCAAAAAAGGTATTTTAAAAGTTTAATAACACCGGGGGGAGAGAGATTATGCAGAATGAATTTGTCAACAAATACAGGCTCGAACGTTACGGCGGATGGCTTAATGAGCTTTCCCAACTTTTAGAAGAAAAACGAATCTATGAAGAACATCTTAGCGCAATAAAAGCTGTTGATTATTCAAAAAGCAGGGTTACAAACGGTAACTCTAAGGCGTTAAGCTCCCAGGAAATTTTTGTTGCGAAATTACAAGAAGTTAATCAACAGATTGACCGCTTGGATAAAAAAATTATGGAA